CGCATGTAGAACGGCGGCAGGTAGGCCGCTGCCTTGTCGTCTCGGACTGAGTAGATCTTCATTTGTCGATGCTCCCCTGGATGATGGCCTTCATGGCCTCTGCGAGTTGTGCGATCAGGTGCTGGATCGCTTCCCAAAATTTCATTCTAAGTCCCTCTTGAGTTGCTTTTCTCTGATTGTTGTGAGCCTTCTTCGGACTTTTCTTATCTCCTCTCTTGTTCTTCCGTCCGTCTTGGCTCTTTCTAGTTCTCGTGTTGCTTGTGTGTCTTGCATCTTTGTTGGTTGTTCGATCTCGTAGAGTCGATCGTAGTATTTTGGTGGTTTGATCATCCTTTCGTTGAAGATGACTCCATCATCCCTGTAGATGGTGTCCTTGTGCTTCTCGTAGAAGCGTTTTCCTATGCCGGGTTTCCGGCTCATGTTGTTGAATTCTGGTTGTAGACTGCTTTTGACGGTGATTTCGCCGGTGTTGGTGTCGACTTGCCATTCGTAGGCGTAGTGTTCTTCTTGCTTGTGACCGTTGACTTTCTTCATGACGTAGCGTGCGACGTAGGCGGCGCTTTCGAACGTGAGCTCGCCGACCTGGTGCTGGCCGAATGTCCAGACCTTTGCGAGCTGGTCGCTGATGTAGAGCGGGTCTCCGCGCTCCGTAGTTTTCCAGTGCTGGCGGTCTGGGAAGTTCCAGCCGAACAGGCATAGGTGTAGGTGCGGCCGGCCGTACTTGTCGCCGTACTCGCCGCATCCGTAGAAGCGGACCTTGGGTCCGCCTTCCCTAGCCAGCCGCTTGCGCAGGCGTCTCATGAAGAGCGCCATGTGCGGCTTCTCGAGGCTGCCGTTTTCCGGCAGGTGGTCGTCGTCGTAGGTGAGAGTCACGAAGCTGTTGCTTTCGTGTTGCGCTGCTTCATGCATGCAGCGCATGGCCCATTGTCGTGAGCGTTCCAGGCGGCAGCCTCGACACTGGCCGCAGGCCAGAGTGAGCGGAGCGTCGCCACGGTCGCCTTTGCGGGCGACCATGACGACCCTGCCGTCTTCCGTGCGCTCTGCGGGCATCGGATACTCACAGGCCATCTCAGAAGCGGATTCCGCCTCTCATGGGCGATGCGCCCAGGTTCCGCTTGTGCGTCCGTGTGGCGCTCTTCTTGAACATCTTGCGGCTCTTCTTTCGACCGATTTTGGATCGTCTCATGGTGCCTCCTAGGCGGTTTCAGGGCCTTCGGCCCGTGGGGACAGTATCAGCTCTTGATCTTAACTGTCCCCAGTGGTCCCATCCCCTGTGGTGGGGCCACTTTCGGTCTCAGCGGGCGTCTGCCCGGTTGTGACCGTTTCTGTCATCTCTGGTGCGGCGTTGGCACGGTTGTTGCTCGGGATGAGGCCAAGCTCTTCGGCCTCGGCTGCGTTGCTGGAGTCTTCCATGAAGGCGACGAGTTCGGCTGGGTTGTTGTCGAAGCGGCGTCGGATGTTTGCCGGGAGCTGCATGAATGCGGCTTCGGCTGCGCGCACTTGCTCGACGGCCTCGCCGTAGCTCTGGACGTTGGTGAAATCTCCGTACTTCGGATGGCCGTGGGCCAGGTGGTTGAGCAGTCCTGTCTTCTGGAATTTGCGCAGGATCTGGTTCACGTCGCACTCGTCTTGGAATTCGGGCCGTGCCCGTCCGCCTTCGGGATCGAAGGTGATCGCGACTCGTCGTCGGGTCTCTGAGGTCTTCATTAGTCTCGTCTCCTGTTCTTGCGTCGATGCTTCTTCGGGTACTCGTACGGATAGAGTCCCTTGTGTCGGACTCCCCAACCGGGCTCCCGTTCCCAGCGTTCGAAGTCGTATTGGCGTTGGTGCCGGAGCTTCGCGCTGGTGGGTGACCGCACCGGCTTTCGGTTCGGTCGGTTGTCTCGCATGTATTGCTTGGCGCTGCTTTTGCCGTAGGTCCACAGGTGGTTGAGTTGGTTCATGATGTCGCTCATCACGTTTTCTTGGAGCACCTTGGCAGGCCTTTTGGCTTCGTTGATGTCGTTGGCGATCTCTGCGCCGCGCCTGTTCTCGTCTATGAGTCCGGTTTCGGCCTCGGTCTTCGTCAGCTCGGCCTTGGTTTTCTTGAGTAGAGCGGCCATCTGTTTTGCGCTCTGGATCTCCTCTCGCAGGTTGAAGTCGATCTTCGGGTTCATGGGTGCGCCGGATGCTCCGCCCGGTGCGCTTGCGCCGTAGCTCAAGGCGGGATTGAGCCCGGCGGCTCGCATGTCGGCTACCTGCCATTGGTATCTGTTCTGCATGGTCTCGCGCTGGAAACGTTCCTGGCGTGCAACCGATGCAGCTTGTTGGGCGGAGCTGATGGCGCTTGAGATGATTCCCATGGCGTCTCCTAGAAGTGGTCGATGAGGCCGGGCACGCTGTAGGTCGGCATCGGCCTGGCACACTTGAATTCGAAGAAGCAGTCCATCAGGAAGTGCGGCTCGTCTGTGACGGACACGATTCGGTCGATTGGCGGTTGTTCTCGGATGAAGGCGTCTCCGAGCACCGGCAGCGTCGCGAAGTCTTGGGCCAGGTGGTAGATGTCCTGGCTCCCGGTGGCGCTGCTTCGCATCTGACCTGTTGTGATGCTGGGCTTGTAGCGGTATTCGGCGTATCTCTCTTGGTAGCCAAACACGAGGTCGTCGTTGGCGTCGCCGTTGGCGAAGATCTCCTTGTTGAGGACGGCCTGCTCGCCGAGGTGCGCGAGTGCGGGCCAGTAGTAGTCCCAGCGTGTCTGTTTTGACCAGTGGCGGTCCAGGCCTTGCTGGTAGTTGAGATCGGCCCTGATCGAGACGAATCCGACGACGACGCTGTGTTCGACGAAGCTCTTCGTCCATTTGCCCTTGGTGTTCACCATGTCGGCGTACGCGCCGAGATCGCCGATGTAGACTTCGAACGCGCTTGCTCCGTTCGTACTGGCGACTGTGTTGATGTTGATCGGGCTGGATCCTCCGCCCAGGTACTCTGGCCGCTGGAGGCGCGCGTCCGGGCTTGTGACGCCGAAGTGGCTTTTGAGGATTTCCGTGTACCGGGTGCCTCCTCGTGCGTCTCGCTCGTACAGCCTCTGGATCTGGAACGCGAGGCGAAGCTGGTTGATCGTCGCGGCCGTGGCGCTTGAGAGGTCTGTCTCGAGGCCGCTGGTATCGACGCCGACGCCGCCCGTGTAGCTGAGCGATCCGGTGGTGGAGCCGCCCGTGAGGGTGAGCACGTCGGTTCCGCTGTTGCCCACGTTGAGGCTCTGGAGCTGGAAGTTGCCATCGGTGGTCGTGGTTGCCGTGCCGGTGATCGGTGCGGTGCTTCCGAGTGGCAGCTCGACCGCGGGTCCCTTCTGCGGCCAGGGCAGTGCGCTGGTGAAGTAGTCGTGTCTCTTGCCTCGCGGTGGCAGCAGGATTCCCGTCGAGAGTGGGTCGGGCCACTCGTAGTCGGCAACGGCGTCGGGGCCGTCGTCGGTGGCGAATGGCTGGCTGTCCTGCAGGTTCTCGTCCCTGTACCACTCGTTCCAGATGAGCGTGACGGCCCTGGGCACCAGGGCGTTCACGTAGTCGTGTTGGACGCTGGGCGGTATCCCGAGGTAGTCGAAGAGGCTTTCTTGGTCGAAGCCCCCGACTGGGCAGGTGACCTCGGGTACGACGAAGTCGGTGGAGTCGCCGGGATCGTCCTGTGCGCCGTTGAATCTTTCCCAGTTGGTCCACAGGAGCCGGTACGGCACCGCCCAGAAGTGCACGTCCATGGTCAGATTGTCCATGATACTTTTGATGAGAGAGCTTCCGAATCTGCCGAACATGGTGGCGCTCATGGTGAACGTGTCGCCCGGCAGTGCGTGGTCGACGAACACGGGCGTCAGTACGCCTTCGTTCATCGTGGTCTTGGTTCCACAGCTTCGGTTGAAGGCGCTGCGCGGAATGTCTGCGCGCGGCACGGTTGCGAAGCTGTGCTGTCCACCTGTCGTGCTTCCGAGTTTCATATCTTGATTCCTTTTCAAGTTGGGTTTGATCTCGAGCTCCGCGGAGCTCCGGGCTCTAGGTTGGGTGAGTTCTCCGAGAGGGGGATGTGCAGTCCCCCTCTTGTTTTTCGCTTGTCGTGCTAGTTGTTTTCATGCCTCGGGTGATTGATGAGGATTTCTTCGAGGTACTTGCTGAGGTCGCGCTGTTCGATCGTTTCGGCGAGCTGTTCGACCAGGTCGAAGAGCTGGTTGCGTTCGCACACCCTTCGTTTGTTGGTGATTTGGATTTCGCAGTTGAGGCCGGCGATGTTGCGGATGTAGTTGACGCTCATCATTCGCCTCCTTGTACGGCGAAGAGCGGTCCGGCGTCTGCGTTGTGGCGCATGTCCATCGCACACACGATGTGCCTGGGCGCGTCGTTCGGTGTGAGTTTGCCGGCTTGCTCGTCCCAGTCTCCCAGCTCGAAGAGGTGGAAGTCGCCCGCGTGCTTGCAGAAGTTGTGCTCCGCCGAGTTGGCCGCTTCGGTGAAGGCGCGCAGCGCTTCGGCTTCGGTTCGCATGTAGAACGGCGGCAGGTAGGCCGCTGCCTTGTCGTCTCGGACTGAGTAGATCTTCATTTGTCGATGCTCCCCTGGATGATGGCCTTCATGGCCT